ACTAGTCAAATAGGTTACCAGGCTATCTGACATTCAATAAGAGTTCGTAAAGAAACAACCTTTTTATTAGAGTTTCTCTATACTATCATTATATTATCGGTAATCCCCTATGAAAACCCCACATATTCCCTATTAAATCCCCAATGCTTCAACTCCCCACAATAAGATATTTAATTTATTTAATACCTCTTTTGCCCATCTTGCTGGAGTGTTTTTGCCTGTATTAAGTCTTTCAGCTATTTCTTCAAATGTAATTTTTTCTATGTAATACATATGAAAAGCATCGTATATGTAATAAGTTCCATTTTCTTCGTATTCATCAGCTAATATTTCTAATGATATATCTATACAAGAAACCATTTGTGCTGTTCTTGCTTTTGTTCTAAGTACACTGTTAAGGAATATATCATTTTCTTCTAGTGCATCTTGTAATTCTTCTCCAAAATATCCTTTGAAACCATCGCTATTAACTTTTTCTATATGATTTTTTAGTTTGTCATAGTTTTTCATTAATAGTTTAGTATTGTGTAATCTTTTATCTTTTTGTTGTTTTTTTATTTCAAATACTACTTCCTTAGCTAATTCTTTTGCTTGTTCACTTACGTTTAATGTTGCCATGCTCCCACACTCCTGTTATAATATTATTAAGGAATTTGTCGGAATGTGAAAGCATTCCTTTTTTTATGTCAATTATTTGTATTTTATCTCTTTAAGCAATTCAATATGTTGTTTTAATTCTTTTTTGTCATTTCCGTATTTTTTAGGATTAAATTCAAATCTATACCCTAGTTGTCTTATTATAAATTTTGCATTAAAAATATAAACTGCTTTTTTTAGAAAAGTTTTTATATCATGTAAATCATTATTTCCGTAATCACCTTTTATATTATCATGACTTTCTAAAATATTTAGTATCTTAATTACGTACATTTCATTGCACGGTTTTATACCATTATGCATTTGAACAATCCAGTTGCTCATTTTTCTAAAATCTTTTTCAGCTTCTTTGTATTCTTTTGATAGATATGTGTATCCATTATCTTCTAGCATTGTTCTTAATGACATATTTTTACACCTCGTTTTATTCTAATTTGCTATTCAATATGTTAGCCATCTTTGTTATATTTTCTAAATTATCTTCATTTCCTGAAAATAATGGAAGTTCTGTATTTATTTTAAATCCGAATGGTACTTCGTTAAATCCTGCTGTTAGCATTTTCTTAGCTTGTTCATCTCCAAATAATTCCTTTAATCTGTTATATCCCCATGAATTTCCGTTAAATATATCTATACAGCAGTCACATAATGTTTGTTTTGCATATTTATAATATTTAACACTAATTGGGTAACCTTCATCACCTTTTTTACCTTCTGTTATTCCACATCTTTCACATGCTTTTTCATTATTATCTGATATTTCTTTTGGCACTCCTAATTTATCTAATATTTTATTAAAAAATTCTATTTTTTTATTTGCATCTTCTAAATCAACATCTTCATCGTTACATAATGATATCCCAATTTTTAAAAGTTCTTCTTTCATTAAAGATATTAAAGTGCTTATTTCTTTATTGTTTAAATTTTTATTCATAGTTTTCCTCCAATAAGTTTTTATTCTCGTATATATTTCCTATAACTGTACCAAATTCAACTTGGGCATCACATATCAATTCTTCATCTCCATCTGCATAATAATCAAAATAGCAAACAAAGAATGCTCCTCGTTTATATACTATTTTTCCTATATGTTCCCACGTTGAACCTATTTCTCTATCGTCTACTCCTTCTAATCTTATTATATCTCCCTCATATATTTCTTTGCCGTTAGCATCTTTACAACCTGTATATTGTCCTACATAACTAACACTATCCCAATTACATACATCATTTTGGTCTGATTTATTTTTTTCATTCGGCATAAAACAATGTACGTTTTTGCCATATGGTATTATAGAAATTTGTGAATCGTATAACCATTCAATTCCATTATGACCTCTGAATTTAATTTCTCTCATAATCTTCCTCCTTCAAATATCTTTCTACATCCTGTATTGCACATTCTATTGCTTGCATTGGCTCTAACTTATATACAATCATATAAATTTTAGCTATATGTACTATTTCATTTACTCTACTTAATATCAATCAATCACCCCCTTTTTAATCCTTGTAATTCTTCAAGTTTCTTACAATCAACATACTTGCATTTATCTTTACAGTTATGTTTTATAATCGTTCCTTCTCCATATGCTCCTACTATTTGTGGTCCTAAATAGTTGCTGCAGTATTTATTGCCAGTTTCTTTTTCAAAGTATTTACATTTCATCACTCAACCTCCAGTAGTTCTTTATTTTCGTATATATTTCCTATTACTTCTAAATATTTTGGAGGTATCCCGCCTAAATCCAAATCAAAATATTGTGTATTATCTTCATCATATATATCTTGCATCATAAAACTACAACTTTCTTGATTGTAGAACACTTTAAATTTAGTTCCTATATAACAATTATCTGGATGTAAAGTTGGACCATCAACTATTTCCACTATATCTCCCTCATATATTTCTTTGCCGTTAGCATCTTTACAACCTGTATATTGTCCAGCACTTTCCTTATCTACAATAAATACTTCTCTAATACCAGCTGTTACGTATGCATTAGATGAACCATCTATAAAAATTGATTGATGTAATCCATAACCATAAACCCATTTTTTCTCGAATTTGTTATACCCTCTGAATTTAATTTCTCTCATAATCTTCCTCCAATTCCTTTTCAGCTAATTTAATTGCTTCCAATGTGCTATATCCCTTTTCTATGTATTTCTTAGCCAGTTCGACTAATTCTTTGTATCTTGCTAATATCAATTAATCACCTCCTAATACTTAACTCCTATGTAATCTAATACTTCACCTAACTTTAATTTGTTAATGCAATAGTTATATTGCTTTGTATGTGTTTTCTTTAGTCTTTGTATTCTATTAGGTGTTGTATCGCACTGTATTCCGTATAAGCAGTAAATACAACCTGTCCTTTCGCATCCAGTAGTTCTATATGTACATTCATCAAGTAAATTTTTATCTTCTATAACTTCGCCATAAACACTTGCTATTTTTAGATCATTCTTATAAATGTACTCTAGTACATCTTGTTGCTTCCAAAATCCAAGTGGTGTACTTACAGGTCTTTTGCTTTCAAATGCATTACACCCATGTTGTAAGTAACTTTGTTGTCTTAAACTACTTTCTTCTGCCATAGTTCCAATAATAGGAACTTTACCTGTTTCTTTTTCAAATTTCTTTACAGGTCGTTTTTTCATAACTTCGCAGCATTTATTTGATATTTCAAACGGTGCATCTATTAAGTAATGATACTTATTAGGAAGTTTAAATCTCCCTTTACTGTCTCCATATAATCGTCTTTGTCTCATTTTTTTAGTACTATGTCTTATTTCATATATGTATTGACTATTTTCTTTGCTGATTACTGGATAGCCATATGTATTTATAACCTGTTTAAAATTCATTTCTGGCTTAAGAATGGTAACATTTTTAAAAGTTTTAACAAATTTATAAATCTCTGGATATTCAAGTCCTGTATTTATAAAAACTGCTTCGATATCAGGATATATACTTCTTACTATGTCTAATAAAACTGTACTATCCTTCCCACCACTAAAACTTATATATGTTCCATTCTCACCATAATAATCAACCCATTCTCTAATTCGTTGTTTTGTTCTCCCTATTTTCATTTCTAAAGGATAATTTTGTAATATCCTTAACTCATTTAAGTTCAATATTCACACCTATATAAATCAATTTCTTAATCTATATAGGTAATGGATAGGCTTCCCAACCGAGTGTTTGACTTACTCCTTATATCCACTCAGGCTATTTAAATCCATTTTACATTTCATTCACTCACCTAAAACGATTCACATTACCTCAATGTGGTTTGTCAAACTATTGGACTAAGTAATCCTCAAATCTCATAACCTTGTTTACAAGGATTTGCAAATATTGAATTGTTTTTATTTTCATAGACTTTCACCTCTATATAAAACTTAGTTGCTCATACTTGATTGTTTTTATTTCTTCTTGTTTAAATTCGTATTTTACAACTCCGTTATTTCTACTATTATTTCAGACTTCTCAGCAAACTGTTTCTTTGCTATCACTTCATGAATATATCTATCGTCTCTCCATGCTATTCCATTTAATCCGTCTAGTACTGCCTTGATACAATTATCAATATCCTTTTTAGTTGGTCCTATTTTGTCATCTAGAGCCTTATTTCGTTGTTTCTTGCTATAACTTTTCGGTACTTTGAAATTGAATAATATTTCAACTCTTAATTTCTCACCTTCTAATCTAGGTCTGTTTCCGTAAGCTAAACTACATGTTGTTTCAAAGTTATGTGTTTTTCTAGGTGTATATACTTTTCCATTCTTTCCAAGTCTAGGTCTTTCTTTTGCTATTGGTTCTCCTGGAATAAGAAATCTAACTTTGCCTTTATCTGCTCTCTTAATTCCTTCTAGCGCCGTTAAATCTGTATACCCTTCTGCATTTTTATTTAGCTGATATCTCTCCATATTCCCTCCTATTTTGCTGTTCTATATGGCTCTAACATTGTTACTAATTTATGTACTAATATTTCTTTGTCTTTTGTTATTTTCGCCTCACTGTTTATCGCTGGTCCTCTTTTTTCTTCTGCACGATATTCTTCTCTACAAGTATCACTACAAAATCTTTGATTTGCTCTATTACTTGTATATTCTTTGCCACAATAATCGCATATTTTTTTATTAGCATTTTTTATAAAATTTATTTCCCATGTATTTTTATATGGAGTGTCTTGTCTTATAGCTGATGCTACAGCTCCAGCGTATATTTTCTTGCCATATACACCTGTAAGATACTTCGCTACTGCATTTTGGCCTGTAAACTCTAATACTTCACCTGTCTTTATATTTTTCACTTCGATTATATTTTTTTCCATTACTATTCACCCCTTCTCTTTACTTTTTTTGTTTCTAGTGATTTCAAATAGACTTGCAACTCCTCAGGGCTTAGTTTATATTCTTTTACTTTGCTGCATTTTTTCTCGCTTTCGTAATTGCCTTTTAAAATAATCTCTCCTGGTTGAAAATAGTAAACTCCACCTTGATTATCTCTAGTTTTAACTTGCTTTACATTCAGATTTCTCACTGATGATTTTTCTTTTCTAGTGCATCCACATGATTTTGTGTTTCCAGATTTCAAGTTGTATTCTCTGACGGATACTGTATTTCCGCAGCTACACTTACATATCCATTTTCTTCTACCACTTGATTCTTGATCTAATTCTATTACTGTAAGTTTGCCAAATACTTGTTCAGTTAGGTCTGGATTTTCTCTAACAAGTCCCATTTCTTTTACATATTTTTTTATAGTATTTTTATTTCTATTTAGTTCGTATGAAATATTCAAAATGCTTAATCCTTTATTGTATAATCTCTTTATCTTTCTTTTTTCTATATCTGATAGTCTTAATGCCATTTGTGATTATCCCCCTCCTAGGGCTCGTTAAAGCCCTATATTATATTTCTTAATCTATAGTTGTTATTTGTATCATGTTATCTTCTTGAATTTAGATCAATAACATTGTCAATGCCATCTAAATCGTAATTTATTTGGCTAATTTCTTTTATGTACATTTCAATTAATGATATATAACTTGTTTTCAAGTCATCCATCGACATATTTTTTCTTTTCTTTAGTTCGATAAGCATTCTTATTGTAAATTCAACTGTTTCATCTAATAATTCTTCTGTAGTGCTTTTCTCGCTTATTTCTATACGCATGCCATATTTCTTATCTGATGCAACTATTAGCATTTCATCGCCTCCTAACGGTTTCCTCTGTTTATTGTATTTTTTATAAATTCTCTCATATTAGGTATTTCGCTTTCTATTTTTCCTGACATAACATCTCTTATGTAGTTATTTACTTTCTTGTTTCTAGATGCCCTTTGGCTTTCTAAAAGCTTTGTTTCAAGTTCGTTTTTATCATATTGAACAGTTCTTTTATTTACTTCTTTTCTAATTTCGTCTAGTTTATAACTCAATTCCCATCTCCTCCAATTCTTTTCTCACTTCGCTAAAATCGAGAGGCTGTAATTGTACTACACTTGGTTTTTCTTTTTCTTTTGCAATATCGTAATTTTTATTGTCACTATTCTTATTTGCTTTCATTTGCAATTCATATGCCTTTAGCTGTTCGTATGTAGTTATATTGCTATCTAACCATCTTTTAATTATCCCTTTTAGATAGCCTAGATTTAACTTTCCTCTTTCAGTACATATCTCTATACCTCTTTTAAACAAATCAAAATCTATTGTTTCAGACATTTCTATAAGCCAATCTGCTGTTAACTGATTAATAGTACCTATGTTTTGTTCATATAGTTTTGAGAACTCAGCTATGTCTGTTTGCTTGTTTGATTGAGTATCTTCTACCTTACTATCTAACTCTATATCTATCTCTATCTCTTTCTCTTTCTCTTTCTCTTTCTCTGTGTAACATTTTGGTAACACATTAGTAACATTGTTACTGTCTATAGTAACTTTGTTACTATTTTGAGTAACATTGTTACTAGATTGTTCTATTCTGTTACTATCTAGGAGTTGTTCTTTTTCTTTCGCTCTTTTATTTCTCATAAACTTAGCTTTCTCAGTTTCCGAACCTATCATTTCATCCATACCTGGTATAAATATTTCTCCACCTTCTAGAATTTGTATAAGTCCTATTTTTTTAAATAATTCCATAGCTACAACTACTGTATCAAAATCAGTATTTGTTATTTTAGCTAGATGTTTTTCGTCATATGGAACTAATATATTACCTACTTTTCTGATTAAAATACCTTCTGTCTTTATGGATTTAAGACACATTTTTAGATAGAATAAACAATATTCTTTTCCATTCTCCTGTTCTTCTAACCACTCTATCGTATCTTCCTCAAAGAAGTCTTCTTTTAATTTCAACCAATAATATCGTTTTGTCATCTTCAACCTCCTTGTCTTACTCTAGGAAGGGGATTGCTCCCCAACCTAACTACATATCCATTACTTGCTGTCCTTCTATTTGTCCGTTATCCTCTGTTTCTTCTATAGGTTCTTCTGTATAATCTACATCTTGTGCTGGTTCATAGTTTGTTAGTAGTTGTAATAGCTCGTCCACTTCTTCGAATTTTAAGTCTTTTAGGTCATATCCGTTACTGCTGCAGAAATATTCAAGCTTTTCTGTGTTTTTAGCATCTTCATGATTGTATAATCCTTTTACCTCTGCCATTGCTAATAACTTTCTTTTTTGTTCACTTGTGGCTTTGCCGATAACTACTTCTTTAGTTGGTAATTTATCTGGTACGTTTTTCATTTCGCAACTATCATATAAACCTTGTAAATCTTCTGGGAATGCTTCTCTTAAAGCAGTTACCATAGCACATTTTCTAATCATTACGCATGGCATCTGTTTCCAAGTCGCTTGTGATTTACTATATTCTTCTAAAGATACCTCTGATCTAATAGGGAACTTCATATTTCTTACATATACTTCACACCAACCACCGATTAATTGTTCTTTTGGTGCTTTTAAGCTGCCTTCTCTGTATTTCATTTCTCCATTAGATAAAACTACTATTCCAGCTTTCATTCCTTCAAAGTTAGGATTTTTATAAGCTCTTTTAACAAATACATCTTTACCAGTAACTATTTGTGCTGGTTGACTTCCAAATTTGATTAAGTATGCTTCGTTTATGAATGGATTAAGATGTTGAGCTTTGCATAACTCGATAAACATCAATGTTTCTTGGTCTGTTATATCTCCGTTACCTCTTACAAGATAATTCTTGACTGTTTCTACGTTTAAAACTTGTCCACCTTCTAGAGTGCATTCTGCAAGTGCTAATGCTCCATTTGTTCTTTGTGCTGCTTTATTCATGTTATTCACCTTCCTTATTTTTTAGTTTTTGGTATAGTTAAACTTGTTCCGACTTCTAAGTGGCATCCTTCTACATCTGTACCACCTTTTATAAGTTTTTTAATTGCATTTTTATCAACTTTAACTGTTTCTGTTACAACAGTTTCTTTATATGTATCTGGTACACTTTCTAAATCATCTATAATAAGACTTCCTGGATTGTTTCTTATAGTAAAGTTGCCTAAATCTGTTTCCATCTTTTTAACTCCAAGTGCTTCCATATTGTCTTTTAACATCTTTTTAAGATTTTCAGCTTTGTTTTGTCTTTGTTTTTTTAACTCTTGAAGTCTTTTTATTTCACTGTCTATGCTTTCTATTTGACTATCTATATTTCTAAAAACGTATACAAAACCATTTGATTTATTTTTTATTTCATCAGCTATTATTTTATTAGCTTTTACTAAATTTTCTGCTAAATCTTCTTCTCCATTTTCTAAATAGTCACTTATTAATCTATCTACTTCTATAAAATTGCTTGTAAGTTCATATAAATTCATTTAAATTTATCCCCTTTCGTGTTATAATTTAAGTATCTTATATTACATATAGTGTTTGATTTATAGCTATCTAGATTTGGTACTCTAGATAGCTTATTTTTTATTGAATTTTTTATTGGTGTGTCATATCGTAAACTAAGTCTTGGTAATCTTGTTCTATTTGTGCAAATTCTTTTGCATCTTCTAATGTCATTTCTTCTTGTTCTCCTGTTATTCTTCTAACTTGTAACATTGCTATGTATTCAAGAAAAGTCATATCTGGGTTTTCTTTTGCTGCTCTATCTAGGTATTCTGTTGTGCATATCATTGTCATTTATATCACCTCCTTGATTCCTTCGATATAGTTGTCTAGTAAGTCTGAAATGTCGTGTAGATTTGTTGCTACATTATAACCAGCGCTTGTAAGCACTATATAATGTACTTTTTTGTTGTATTCTTCGATTGAAATCGTTAAAGCATAATAGCTTTCACCACTAACTTGTAAAGATAGGTCCATTCCTATTTTTGCAAATTCTAGATTATCGTTGATGTATTCTGCTTTAGCAAATAAACCTAAAGCTTTTACTCTAAACTCTTGATTTGTCATTTGTTATCCCCCCTTTTTTAAGCTCCAGCACCTTCCTGAGCTTGTTGGTAATTGTATTTAGCTATTTCATAAAATGCTTTTTTTATATCTTTTAAGATTAAACTTCTTTCCTCTTCTGTAAGCCCTACTGGTGACTTCATAATCACTTTTGCTCTGTCGTTTTCATATTCATGGGTTATTTTATACTCCATCTAAGCACCCCCTACTAAAAACTATGTATTCTTGGATTTGTCCTATTCGTGGATACTTCTCCACCATGCTCCTAGGAAAAAGCCTACTGAAAAAACTATACTTACTGCTATGTATTTTACTATCATGATGCCTCCTATTGTTCGTCATTAAAAAATAACTCTGTTATAGTCATCCCTAATGCATTAGCAATTTTTCTTAAATTATGGACCATAACACTATCAATATCACCTTTTTCTATTTTTACTATCGTAGTTACACCAACTCCTGAAAGTTTTGATAGTTGCTTTTGATTTAACCCTCTTCTAATACGTTCCAATTTTAAATTCATATTTCTTATCCCCTATCTCGAATAATCTACTACTGTGTTATTGCCTTGTTTTCTAAGTAGTGCAAACTTGTTTTGTAACACGTGAAACATCTTAATTTCTGCTTGGTATGGAGTTATGATGCTCCATTCTTCTCTAAAACCTCTAGCTCTTAATATGTCTGATACTGCTTCTACTTCTTTTTTTATGAAGTGTTCTGTTCCTGTATATACTGCCATGCTAATTACCTCCTAAAAGTCCTCTTTCGTTAACTTCGTTTAATAACTGTTCATCTGTATACTGAGATAAAATTTGTTTTACCTTTTGGTTTTCTTTTTCTAACTTTTTATAGTAATTTTGAACCCTTTCCTCCATTGCTTTATTTGTTATAAACTCTACATGTTGCACACAATAATTAAGAACTATTGTCATAAATTCATCATCATTTATTTTTTGATCTATCCCTAATATATCGTCAATGTATTCAAATCCTTCGTCAGAGTTATCTCCTATGTAAACCTTTATGTAATGAGGATATCTTTCATCTATTGCGAATTTAAGACTTCCAGCCCCTATTTCTATCACTCTAACATTTGCTTTCTCTATTCTTATATCACCAAAGTATGTGAAACTTAGTTTTTTATTATCTTCCATATTTAAGCCCCCTTAGTTAAAGTCAAATCTTTGTTGTTCTTGTTGATTTTCTAAAATTGTTTTATAGCCATTTTTTCTTAAAATGTCATGGATAAACTTTTTACCAGCTTGAGTCCATCTTGTCTGAGGTTTAGCATTCGGTATATCTGGTTGATATGGTCCTGTATATCCCTTACCTTGATACTTAGCATATAAAAGCCATTGTCCGTTTTGCTTATATTGAACTCCTAACTCATGGAGTAATGCATTTAATGCTTTACCAGCCATTCCAAAATCTTTAGCTATTTGAGTTGGAGTTAATAATGTTTTTTTATCCTCTAAAACTCTTTCTGCATATTCTGCATGTGGTTTTAATTCATTTATTGCATCTGATTGTTTTTCTATTGTGTCTATTAGAGGTTTAGTTATAACTCCCTCATATTGTTTTAAAGCTCCTATTCTCTCCATTTCATCACCATTTAGGATTTGCAACTGTAGCATTTGTTTTTCTGTTAACTGTGGTACTTGTTGTTCTTTTATGTACTGTTCCATTTCCTCAAATTTATTCATATATCTTATGGTAAACAAGTCCCCTTTTTCTCCAGTTGTTTTATGTGCTAGAAATTCGCAGCCTTTTTTAGTTACTTGATATTCTTTACGTTCTTTCCCTTGAGCATCTAAGTAAGAACTTAATATCCATAAATCAGCCACCTTAATTTTTAGGTCGCTAACTTTTTCTAATATTGTTGTGTGTTTTTCTATTTTGTTCATTAAATTATCATGTCTAGTCTCCATCATTTCTGCTACTTCTCTAGATGATATACTTTGTACTAAGTTGTTCATTTCGTTTATACAATCCATATTTCAATCTCCTTTCAATCAATATTATTAGTCAATGTTTTTATTAGTCGAATTTAATTCATCTGATTTACTAAAAAAAATATCTTCTATTGTTACTCCAAATATATCAGCTAGTTTCTTAGCTTTGTCTAGTGGAGGTTTAGCTATTCCTAATTCATAACAAGAAAATGCTTGTCTTGTTACTCCTATTTTTTCAGCTAAGTCTCTTTGTCTATAATTGCCCTCTGTTCTGTATTCTCTTAGCTTATTCATCAAATCACCTCCAATCAAATTTAATTAGTTTTTTTAATTATTAAGCAAATCTTATTGACTTGTTATACTTACATTATAGCAAATTAAATTAGCCTGTCAAGTGTTTTGACTAAAATTTTTCGATTTTATTTCAAAAAGGCGAGGAAAATTTGCATAAATAGAGAATATATAAGTATAATTAACTTATAACATATTTATAGATAAAGTGCATTTTAATGGAGGATAGGAAAAACATGTTAGCAAGAAGATTAAGAGAACTGAGAGAGGAAAATAATTATACACAACAAGAAATCGCTAGTAAAATAGGTTTAACAAAAGGAGCATACGGTTGCTACGAAAGAGGCATAAGCGTACCAGATGCCCATACGCTTTTACAATTAGCAGATATATTTGACGTTACCACAGATTATCTGCTAGGGCGTGTAGATAATAAAAAACCGTTAGAAGATATGTCAGGAAAAGAACATGATGCTATTAAATTAGCAGAACAATTAACAGATGAACAACTTGAATTAATAACTAAAATGGCATTTGGACTAATAAAAAAAGACTAGGTAATCCCTAGTCTTTTGTTTTATTCAATTCTTCTTTAGCTAGCTTTATAACTTCATTTAAATGTTTATGATCTAATTTATGATTTTTTATTGCATTTATTAATTTTTCTTTCATATTCCAGATTATTCCCCCCTTAAATCATAGAACATATGTTCTAATTAATCGTTTACATATATTATATACTATTTTTCAGATATATAGTATATGTAAATTACAAAATATTTTGTATAGTCTTATTATACTATCTAATAAGACCTTTTTGGAATATTTTAGTAAAATTTCCACATATGTAGACGGAAATTTATGCTTACTTCCAATAAGAATCAAACAAATCTGTTATTTTACAATCTAAAGCCTTGGCTATATCTTCTAGCTGGAATATATTCACCTTCCTTTTTTCAGTTTCGTAGTTATTAAGTGCAGCTTTACTAATATTAGTTTTTCTTGCTAATTTTTCTAATGAATATCTCTTTTTTATTCTTTGTTGGTAAATTAGTATCTTCATACTATCATTTTTGTAGCATAATATCTATTTTATACTAGAAAATAGTGTAAATTAATTTGGTATATGCTACAATTTAAGAAAAAATGAAAACTAAAGAGGGGGATAATTATGGGATTATTTAAATCTAAAAAAGATAAATCTAATGAAAGACAAGTTATAACTTCTAAAAAAGTTTACAATTTAAAATCAAACGGTAAATATGAAATTGTCTTAGAAGGGAAATTTATTTCTATTACTGCTAAAGGAATTATGAATTCGATAAATAAAGGATTTACAGGTACAAAGAAAATCTGTTTAGATAATGTAACAGGAGTACAATATAAAAAACCTGGTTTAACTACTGGATATCTACAAATAATATTAATGGGTAGCCAAGAGGCTAAAGGCGGAGTTTTTAATGCGGTACAAGATGAAAATACTATTTCTTTCGCTAAAAAAGATAATGAACAAATATTAGAAATTAAAGGATATATAGAGAACTATATAGAAAATAAAAATAACTATAGAAGTCAAAATATATCAAGTGATGCAGATGAATTAATGAAATTCAAAAAACTTCTAGATATGGGTGCTATAACTGAAGAAGAATATGAAAATAAAAAAGAACAAATATTAAAATTATAGACAAACATCAGGGCAGTTTTACCAGCTGCTCTTTTTTTATAAGGAGGGTTACCAATGAAAACATGTATATACCTTAGAAAATCTAGGGCTGATGAAGAATTAGAAAAGAAAGAAAAGGTCGATACACTCAGTAGGCATAGGAGTACACTTTTAGAAGTTGCAAAAAAACAAAACCTTGATATAGTTGAGATAAAAGAAGAAATAGTTAGTGGAGATAGTATTGCAAAAAGACCTAAAATGATACAACTTCTAGAAGAAGTAGAAAATAATCTGTATGATGCTGTATTATGTATGGATATAGACCGTCTAGGACGTGGAGATATGCAGGACCAGGGTAAAATTATAAATACTTTCAAACAAAGTAATACTTATATAGTTACACCTGATAAGACTTACAACCTAAACAACGAACTAGACGAAGAAATGACGGAATTTAAAACCTTCTTTGCACGTAGAGAATTAAAAGTAATAACTAAACGTATGCAACGTGGTAGAGTTAAATCTATAGAAGAAGGTAATTTCATAGGCTCAATAGCCCCTTTAGGATACAAATTCGAGTATGATAAATTAGGGAAAAGGCACATGATGATAGATGAAGAAACTGCTCCAGCAATAAAACTTGTATTTGATATGTATCTAAAAGGAGAAGGTGCATATAAGATAATGAATCATCTAAACACTCTAGGCTATAAAACAACTGCTGGTAAATGTTTTACAGAATGTGCAGTCAGAAGGATTATAAGAAATAAAACGTATTGTGGCTATGTGACTTGGTTTGAATATAAGAGAAAAGGAACAAAAACAAGAAAAAATCGAGAAAGTGATATGATAGCGTGTAAAGGAAAACATCAGGCTATTATAAGTGAAGATGACTGGAATCAAGCACAAGAAATAAGAATAAATAATCAAATACCCGCTAAGAAAAGTGGTAGAAAACTAATTAATCCATTAGCTGGTATAGTAAAATGTTCTAATTGTAAACATACAATGGTAGCATCTTACAATACAGGTAAAGAAGGCCCTGTACTTTATTTGCGTTGCAAACAATGCTACGAGGTTGGCTCTTCTAGGCTAGATCTAATAGAAGAAGAAATAATAAATGTTTTGAAAATAAAATTAAAAGAGATTAAAGATGAGTTAGATAATACAGAAATAGAAGATAGAGAAAATAAGCAACTAGAGATGTTACAAAATACTCTAACCACTCTAGAAAAAGAAGAAAAAGAATTAGATAAGCAGAAAAATAAATTACATGACTTGCTAGAAAGAGGTATATATGATGTAGATACTTTTTTAGAAAGACAACAGACTTTGGCAAATAAGAAAGAAGAAATAGAAATAGCTATAAAAGGTACTAAAAAGTTATTAGAGGCAGAAGTTAGCAAGGACATTGATTATAAGGAGTTAGCAGAAAATATAGAGTGTGCTATAGAAAGTTATGAAAACACTGATAATATAGAATTGAAAAATAAGGCTTTGAAAACTATTATAAAGGAAATTTTATATAACAAAGAAAAAAAGAGATTTGCACAATTTACTTTGGAGGTCAAATTTAAAATATAGGACTATTTACAGGTATCACCACACAGATTATTGTTTGTCTGTATCATGATACCTGTAAAACCATCCCATAAAAACATCTTTATTGTATAATATGAATAATATAGCACTTGCTACTCCAATTCCTAAGTATGCTATGCGTCCTGCTACTTCTAATGCTAGTTTTTTCATGCCGACACCTCCTTTATTAGAGTATCAACTATATCTGGAATATTTATACAAATTTTAGAAAAAAACTTTTCAAATTTACTTGACTATTGGTAACCAATAGTATATTATATAAGTATAATAAATAATAAGAAAGGGGTTAAGAAAGATGAAAAAGAATTTAATGAAAAAAGCTCATGAAATGACAAGAGGAATGGTTGAAAAATATGGCGATGTAGATTATAGAACTCAATTAGGTTTATGTTTATCTTTCTTAGCTCAAGAGAGTAAAAAGGAAGGGGAAAAGAAAATGACAATAATAGATAGAAAAAAATTCTTTAACGAAGTTAATAAATGGGATATATATAAATATCTAGAAAATAACTTCACAAAAGAAATTACACATCATTCAGCAGACGTAGGGAAAAATATATATGAAGTAAGATTTTATTTAGATGAAAGTAAAAAACATACGTTTTTACATTGTTATCATGACGAAGATGGTTGGAGAGATTTCGATTATTTTGTAGGGGGTTTATTAAGATTTGTAAAAGAAAGTGAAGAAAATAAAGAAAAAGCAACTGAAATGTTTAGATATTTCGATTGTGTTGAATCAGAGTAAAGGAGAAATAACATGGAACAAAGAAATTTAAAAGTAAGTTGTTGTAAAGTTGGAGGCAATGCAAGTAAAAATGCATTGTCTTACAAGTTAACTCTTCCAACAATATGGATTAAAGAAATGGGTATTAGTCCAGAAGATAGGGAAATAACAGCTACTTTTGAAAATAATAAAATAATAATAGAGAAGGGGAAAAGAAATGAATAAATGGTACAGACTAGGTCAAGAGTTTAACAAAAAATTCACTAAGGAACAATTTTTCGAAATTCTAAGAAATAATAATTATACTAATGCACTTGGTTGTATAGGAAAGGACTTCAAAGAAAAAGATTATAAAAAACTTTGCAAGATTGTAGATCTTCCAGAAGAAACAGAAGAGATACATTATAGTTATGGAGAAAGAAAATATTATTTCTACCAAGGATATGACAAAAGGAGCGTAGAAAAATAATAATAGAAAAGAAATAAAAATTAATTAACATACAAAGAGGTGGTTAAATGAATTTATATGATTTTTTTGATGAATTGGATTATATGGGCGTGAGAAGTATTACAATGATGAGAAAAACGTTATGTAAATCGGATTCATGTAAAAAATGTGAAAAATATCCAGATAAATGTACTTACAAAGAAAGACAACTCAGAATAAACTGTTTATTTATAGAATTAGAAAAAGAATTAGAAATATTAATAAATGGTGATGATGACGAAATAAAAACATTAGAAAAGAAATAATAAATAGCTAGAGGGCTAACACCTTCTAGCTATTTTTATCGGACGCGACCGATAGCGACCGATAAGCTTATCTTTCAAACACTTCTACATATTTAGGCGATGCTGTTATATAAACTCCTGATTTTAGTTTATACATATCTGTTCCAGTTCTTTTTATAGTTTCTACTACAGTATAAGCTCCACCAGCTGTAACCTTGCCAATAGTATTTTCTTCTGTAAAGTCAGCCTTGCTATGTATATTTATGTCTTTTAGTATTCTAACATACTTAGTTTTATTAGCTTCTTCTTTAGAGTTTAATTGATCTAAAAACCAATTCCAAGTTAAACCAGAATACTTTTTAGTTATCATATAAGAAGGACATATTTTTCTAGTCCAATCATAATGTCTTTTTACTTTTTTTACTGTTGTTATTTCTGATTTTAATATTTTTACAAGTTCTGCAGCATTTAAATACGCTTGTTTTTGCAATTCTCTATTATTTTCATATTGGCATATCTCTATTCCTATTGATGTTGCATTACCTTCTTTGCATCCAGCATGCCAGCAAGTTCTGTATAAATTTACAATTTGTCTTACTATATAAGCATCTACACAAAGTTGAAAACTAGCTTGAGGTTTTCTGTTTAAATCATTTTGGCCATTTTTAACACTTAAATAAAATTGTGTAGCTGGTATATCTGGGCAATCTGTCTCATGTATTGTTATGCTAGTTGGTGTAAAAGCTTCGTATGGTACCATATGTCCCTTTTTTAGTAAATTCGTAGATATTACTTTAGCTTTTCCTATAGTCATTCCATTTTTTAATACACCATTTTCTATATATTTAGTCATTTTATCAAATCCTTTCTGAAAATAAAAGATGCTTAAAAAATCGACCTTCCTATCGACTTTCTAAGCACCTTACAGTTACCTTGTAAAGTATTTATTATCTATTTTTCTATCAAGTTCTTAAAAGCTTGATGTAAGCCTACAGAAGCAAGTCCTGAAAATAATCCACCAAGTATAACTTCTGGACTTACATATCCAGCTATCCATATGTTTAAAGCGCATCCTAAAAGTGCCATGATGCAAGGTATGTATTTATTATCTATAAAACTAAAACTTGTTTTTATAACATATCCTACACATACACAAATACCTACTACTACTAAAACTAAATAGCTACCTAATAAATTTAAATCAAACATAACTACCTCCTATTAATTAAATAAATTATTTTGTATTGCATAAAAGAAAAAACTAACCAATGCTGTTATAATTGCATAAGTTAGTTTGTTTAAGTTGCTTGCTAATTTGTCTATAGTATTGCATAGATTTTCTATTTTTACTGCCATTTCAGACTGTGTATTTTCTAGTTTGTCTATTCTTTCAGAATGTCTTTGCAGCCTTTCATCGTGTCTCTTTAGTGTGTCTTTTAACCATTCATCATTCATGCAAAATTCCTTTCTTACATAACAAAAGGACTGTACCGCTACAGTCCTTTTAAAAATAGATTTAGTTTTTTTAATTATATATAGTTTTTATTTTTTGTATTCTCACATTTTACATCTTTTTCACCCCCTTACAGTTATTATACTATAAGTTGGTTTAAATACCATTTTTACTTGGTATTTACTTGGTAAATTAGTACACAATATTTTTAAATTGCGAATAATTATACGGTAAATGTTTCACCATAAGTAAATATTTCAAATCCTGTCAATGTTATTGTTTTTGGGAAAGTTACAGGTGATGAAGACGATGATTTTATGCAGAAGGTTGTAAATTTTTCTATATTACCATATTTAGCTATATCATAATTATATTGAGCAACGCCATTACTATATCCATTTCCAAATCCACTTGTTAGAACAACATCATTATTAACAAAATCAGAATAATCCATATTTATTTTATTGCACGCTTGACTAGATGCACCAACAACCCACGGAGTTCCAACAATATAAATCTTATCAGTAGCTATATTAACATCTGTACCATCTGCGTATTTTAAACTTTTCGCCCTCATATAATATCTTGTATTAGCTCTTAATGGAGTATTGAAAGTTACATTATAACTATCTCCAATACTTCCTTTATCACCCGCTTTATTAAGAGTAAAAGTTTTACTACCTACACTGTATACTACTTCTTTTTGAATTATTTTAACTATTACGTTACATTGAGTACTATGACCATTACATTTAGCAGTTATTGTACAAGAACCACTTGATGTAGCAGTAACAGTAACTAACCCATTTGTAACAACTGCAACATCTGCATTAGAAGTTTCCCAAGTAATATCACCTATAGCATCAGAAGGTGTTTTTACAACAGTTAATTGTTTAGTTTCTCCAGTAGATTTAAATGAAACAGAGGTAGGAGAAACAGATAATCCAGTTACTAATTTATTTACAGTTATTACGATTTCTATATTACCTGTTACTATATTAATACCTATTGTTTTACTATCTTGATTGTAAGCTGTAGAAGATATATCAACACCACCCATTTTAACAGTAACAGTATTTATAGTAGTATTAGCACTTTCTGTTATTGTAGCAACATAAGTTTCTTCGCTCTTAATTTTTGTAGAACTATTAGATAATGTACAACCATTTAATGTAGAAGTGATTGAATAATATAATTCACTTTCACTTATATCAACTACTACATTACATTTAGCAGATTTATCTCCACACTTAGCAGTAATAGTACAATTACCATTGCCAACAGGTGTTACAACACCACCTATGACTGTAGCCACATCAGCATTAGAAGTTTCCCAAGTAAGTAAATCTTGTTGATTAGAAGGTGTAACTGTAGCAACAATTGTTTGTGTATCTGTATTTGCAAAATTTAATGTTGATTTGTCTAATACAACACTTTGAACTGGAGAAGTATAAATATAATCATCTATTGCAAAATAAATATCATCGACAACCGTTCCATTTTTATAACCTTCTAATTCCACCAAATGGTCATATACAGTTGCTATATAATATTCCCCTTCTTGCAAAGTGGGAGTATGAATCATCGTACATATTTCACCATTTTTATTATAAGCATTTACATTTGGATAATTAGTTTGAACTTCAAATTTAGTATGAGAATGACCACTAAACCAAATTACATTTTTATAAGTATTTATCAAATTAGTGAAATATGGTAAGCTACCAGTTAAATAACTTTGATTTTGTGTCCCATTCCTATATCCAAATCCTTCACAATCAGGCATATATTGATGGAAGAAAAAGAACACTCTATTTTTAGTCTTATGTTCTTCTAATTTTGAAGTTAACCAATCTTGATATGCTTTAGGGAATATTTTTGAATTACTATCATCTCCCCAGCTTGCTTGAGATACAAATAAAAATACTTCATTATCTTTAATTATTTCATAATAAGGGTCTTGACCTGTGATTGTTTTCCACAATGTAGTATTAAGTCCCTTTTGAGTAGCGTCATGATTACCTGTAACTTCATACACAGGAATAGTAGCATTAGCATCTATTTCAGCTTTATATTGATTTAGTTCATTCTCCACATCGTAATTGCATAAATCACCAGTTACAGCAATAAAAGCACATCCTAGTTCTTGTACTTTTGCAATAGCCTCTCTAAGTTTTACATTAGGATTTTGAGTTGTATCAGCTTTGGTATGCACATCAGAAAATATTGCAAATTTAAATTTCCTAGAACCACATTTATTTAATGGATTTTGACCGACAGTATTAGTAGTCGTTTTTATGTTACCTATATTAGTTGCCATAGTTTGAAAACTATCACTTGGATTAGTTGCAACTCCTTTGCCAGTAACAGCATTTGCAACTAATGTTTTTCCATTACTGGCAGATTGAAAAAGCTCTGATAACGCCCCTTCTACGTTTGTAGCAGTAAAATTATTATTTGTATCTTTTATAGTTATACCATCTGCTTCACTAGAACCACTAGAAGTAGGTAAATCAGTTCCTTCATCTAGTTTAGTTCCATCGTTTTTTGCTAAATATATTTTATTTCCTTCAACTATAGTTTTTTTCGCAATATCTTTAAATTGCGAATCAATCTGTGCTTTTGAATAAGTCTCATTTTTTTTATAATAATTGCTAAGATCTACTGTCACTTCTCCACCTCCTGTACTTCCTCCTGAGCTTCCTGTATTTTCTAATAATCCTTCTCTTACATCTGCTAATAATAAGAATGTACTTACTTTTACATCGTCTTTTTCTATGGAGAATAGCATTTTTAAAGTTCCTACTACTTTTGTTATATCACTATCTATTACGGCATCAAATGAATTATTAGATATATTTGTTACGGATCCATTTATTATTTGTCCATCTGCTCTTTTGTATTTAGCAGTAATAGAGCAACCAGTTAGATTTACTGGTTGCCCATCTTCATACACATTTATTTTTATTTTATTCCCTCTATCACCTTGAACTAATTTTAGATGTTGAAATTTTTCCTGCTTTAAATCACTCTCTATATCATAATCTCTCATAATACACCTCCTATTAACTGTTTAATATGCTCCAATAAGTTGAGCTTCTTATATTTGCATCATCATTTTTGAATTTAAGGAAGTTTATTAACGTACCTCCATATTTTATGTAGTCTTTGAAAGCCACTTTATAAGCGCTTAAAGTTCCATTATTGTAAGCCCATTTATAACTTTGTGTGTATGACCAAGCATACCCGTAGCCACTGCCATAACTTAATATGTAAACATCTTCTCTTCTTGTATTTCCAAATACACTTTCTGCATTTGTATCTGACTTAGTACTCATGTAAAGGTCAAAGTCTGTTCCGCCTACACCTGTGTCATTTACTGTAAATATACCATCGCAAGTTACTGTTTTTCCATTTCCGTCTGTAATACTTTTACCTTTAAGGCTTGGAATGTAGATTTTTGTTCCGAATGGTAAATTGAACGAACCACAAGTTTTACCCAAATTCAATGGTATATTACAAGCACTTCCACTGTCTCCACCATAAGCTGTTATTTTACAAGTTTTTAATTTATATACATATTTATTGCCGTCTATTGTACCTTGTTCTGAAACACAATTTGTATATTCAGTTGTACCAGCATCTGTTACTCCATCGCCTGTTGTACCTCCACCAGTACCACCACTTTCTGTTCCACCTCCTGGTAATGTTCCGTCATAATGGGTAGGTTGAGGTCTTACTATCATTACAATATCGTCAGCATATCCCGAATTACCTGCTATAGAAACTATTCTTATACCGGCATTAATTGTTGTTCCGTCATCAAACGTGTGATTCTTTGTCATAGTTCCGTTTGTAGATTCTATAACTGACTTTTTACCACTAGAATTATCTCCATAACATACTGCTACATGAGAAACCTTCATATATCTATTAGGTTGTTTCCAATTTCCGCTAGAGTCTTTTTTAGAATAGAATATTAAGTCCCCTTTTTTTATTGGTGAGAAATTATCATCAGTTGAGCCTTTGCTTCCGTAAGTTTTTCCTGTATCTACATTTCTGTAATATACAATTCCAAGGCCGACTCTATCGAAATACTCACATTGAGCTGCTGCTTCTCTTGCCCATGTACCATCTGCTTTGACCATGTTAAATGCCCAACTCTTACTACTTTTCTGCAATTTATCTTTACGGAAATTAGTAAAGTTTGTTTTATTGGCATATGGACCATTCGCATATTCAAGTCCTTTTGTCATCATGCCTGAGAATGTACTACAATCTATTGCTTTATAATGTCTTGTCTTTCCACTTCTAGTAACTGCTACCCATAATGAATCGGCAACGTCTTGGTCAGCTGTACAGCTACCACTAAGTGGAGTATTTGCACTTCTATAGGTAAAACCTTGTGACCATGATTGACCTTGTGTATATTCATTGTCACACACTCTCCAATATGTTAGTCCAACTTCTACCATTTCATCTGCATATGGGAAATCTTGAATAATTGTAGGATCTATTGTTGTCCCTGTTGATGTTATAGTGATATATTTATTTGAAACATAACCATAAGCTCCATTGTAACTTATTTTGTACCAACCTGTGGCATTGTCTTTGGCAACTATTGTAACTGTTGTTCCTTGTGGTAGAGTTGTAATTATTCCATAGTTTACACCAGCTCCTTTTCTCACATTAAGATTAGCTGTTGTTGTACCAGTTGCATTATAAGCAGTTTCACCTGTACCTACTGGACCACTTGGTTTATCTTCCTCTCCAGGATTACTATTTGTACCTTCTACTATAAGGCTTACATCTCCATAGAAAGAATACTGTTCTAATTGATTGCTATTTACGAATAATTCTAATGAAGTAGCTCCTTTTTCTATAGCTTGTACTATTGATGCAGGCAATGTTATATCTTGTGTTTCTCCTCTAGCAAATTTAATATTACTGTCCCAATAATCTGTTGTTCCGCTACTTCCACCTACCGCTCTAATAATCGGATGTGGTGTTTTACTATTGTAACCATGTTCCGTATTGAGTCTTGTCATTCTAAGTTTTACATTGTATTCTTTTTTATTTGATAATACATCTTTGATTACACTTACAGGTAATTTGATATACCCTCTATGTGATTTTGAGTTTTCTTTATATTTGCCCTGCCCTGTATATCCTTTTCTTGGTACGGTTTGTTCATCCTCTTCGCCTTCACCCTCTACTAATGTATATAAGTTAGCAGTATCTATACAAATATTATCTGTTATATTTGTACTTGTAGATGTTGTTGTAGGAGTATATAATGTATCAAATTGAGTGTAACCGTTTGTATTAGGTATAAATATAGCATTTTCTGAAACATATACCATTTCATTATCTGAATATTTTGGTATTATTCTACTTGAAGTAAATATACTACCATTATATACACTTGCAATTTTTTCAACATTTCCAGAACTCCACCCCAGTGAAACTTTACTTTGCCCATCAGCAACTACACATTTATCTACTCCTGAAAAGTCACAATTATCTATAACTATATTAGAAGCAGCAAATGAACCAATTCCTGTAGTACCCTCTACTCCATGAAATCTTATTCCTTTTATTTCGACATAATTTACATTAGATGCTGAAAATACATAATTTTCTAAAGAAGAATCAACTAAATTTATAATTGGATAATTATTATAATCTGTTTGAGTTATTTCTCCAGCTACTAATCTTTTATCAGCATCATATTCTATTGTCATTCTACTAAGCAAATCTTCTACTTTAAATTTTTTACAATTTATGACAACATTTTTTCCTAATACTATTTTAAATAACGTTCCCATAAAGTCTTGTATAACTACATCTTCGTTCAATATACAATTTTCTTCTATATGAATAGTAATTACATTATTAAATTTATATCCATATTGTTTTATATGCCTTAATACATCTTTTAAAGAGTTTGCCTTATTATTTTCATCTTTACCTGTCCCTTCTCCAGTAGCAGTTGGTGCTATGTACCAATCAAGAGGACATCCATTAAAATCAGCTATTTGTACAACTTGAGAACATATCAACTTGTCAGTAACTAATTTTTCTGTATAAGCTCCCTCTCTATGAAATGAACTTATAGGCTCGTCATTATTTGTAAATATTTGAACACCTTGACCATCATAGATAACATAACCTACAATGTTACTCTCACTATCTTGTAAGTTAATTCTTATCCCTTCATCTGAAATATCTATAAGTCCTTGTATCATTCTTACAATCGCATCACTACTTACTGAAAAAGTTACATTTCCGTTTCCATCTTCCACAGTAAGGTTTCTAGCATCTATATAAGTCCCCTTGACTTTACCTGCATTTATTTTGTCTGCATTAAGTGAACCTATCAAAGCACTTTCTATTGCAGCTTCTTGAAAATATTCTGCAGCATCACTTATTTTTGTAGTTGTCGCACTAACTTCTTCTGAAAAATCAGTTGAATTACCATAAGTATTTACAGCTCTTACTTTGTAATACCAAGTTTGTGCGCATTCAACTTCGTGTAAAAATGCACTTGCTTGACCTTTAAAAATTAAGTCGAAAGCATTAGGTGTAAATCCTTGCTCTTGGCTTGCATATACCTCATAAGAATAATAAGGCTTATTGTCATACTCCCAACTAAGAGAAACTGTCTTAAATCCAGCTCTATCTATAGTTATAACGGGTATTGCTGGCAATGTATTAGGATAATCTTTTTTATTATTTTTTATAATCTCTTTTACTTCATCTTTTGTCACAGTATCATCATTAGATTTATTTATAATACTTCCTAATGTTGTCTTTGGATCACCTAATTCTATAGATATATATTTTTCTGCTAATACATTATAAGTTGTTTTAATTACTCTCGCCTGGTCTCTTATTCCGTATTTACCGTTAACTATATATACACTATCATCCATACCTATATGCTCTAACTCATATAATCCATCTTCCTTATATTCCTCAGTTTGACTAAGTGGTTGAAATTCTATTTTATAAGTCATTTTAGGAAGGTCGCAGCTATTATCGTTGAAATATTTTTCAGCTAGATTTTTTAATTTTTCTTTTGTTGGGGCTTCATCTTTGTCAAATTTATCAGAAAAATCTATCCATTGACTTTTTACTATATCACCTTCTACATATCTAGATGATTTTACTCCTATTTCATCAATATATAGAGTCTTTTCAACTTCATCTTCTGTATAAGTAGCATAAGGTTTTATAACATTAATTATTTCTGAGTAATCCTCTTCTAATGTAAATCCTGTAATGTTCTTCTTATAAGCTATAAGAGTGTTATCATCTTTACCCCTTCTATTAAGTACGGATATTGTAAAGTTATCTCTAAGAAGCTTAGGACCATTACCGAATGTATCTATAAGAGAACCTCTTGTTCCAGCTATAGCAGATAAGCAATCTGTTTTTCTATCCATGCTATAGTTACCTAGCATTTCTATATTACTTTCTATTGTAAATCTACTATCTGCATCAGAACTCTGTAGCATATGTTTACCAGCATTTTCACAATTTATATTTCTTTCGTTTATATCTTCGTTTAAAGAGTTTTTAGCTAAATCAAATGAAATATGTTTTGCATATACTGTTACTTGCCCGTCTAAAGGTTTACTTATAGTATCTATCCTAAAAAGTTGTCCTTTTAGACTGTCAGATGCATCGGCTTTTATAAGATTATCTTGTTTTAATGCATAAAAAAAAGAACCATCGGAAGGATATACAAGTGTTAACTCAAAATCCCCGTTTGATTCTTCTTCAACTTGGCAAGATATAGCATCTACCAATAAACCTAATCCATTGCTTTCATACGTTGTAAAACTATTATCATAAATTCTTGGTATCACTATATCACCGCCATTCTATAATCTATTTTTATTTTAGTAAAACTAGCACCTGTTCCCAACGACCAGGTTATATTATTATTACCTTCTTCTAATATCGGAAAATCACTATACATTTTATGATTTGCATTTACTGTTTTTCCAAGCGAATTAACAGTAGTTGCATTCATTAAATCACAGTCAAGTTTTATATGCCCTTCTAAGGCTTTTAAAATTATTTCTTGATTATTTATATTAATAGTTATATCCCCTGTCGCATACACATCAATAACAGGCTTAGTTTTATATTCATCATTTTTTATTATAGTATTTTTAGTAGTTATTTCTACTGTTTTGCTTTTATTTGAAAATCTATAAGGTTTACATCTAAATTGTGCCTGAAACAATCCAAAGTTTTCAATTGCTTCTTCTATGTCAATATCAGAATTGTAAGTCCCTAACAGATAGTAATCCATATCCTCACTTAATTGTATTTTTCTATTTGTTCCATTAAGAAGAAATTTCTTTGCTCTCCTTGCTAATGCTGGAGTAGTTTCAATTTCATCATGTTCATTTACTAGCACACAACTTAGTTTTAGTATAAAATCTTCATATCCATTGTCTACTGTTAATGCTCCGTCTCTTCCTTCTATTTCAATAAACTCTAACCTTTTAGAAGGCGCAGAAAGGATATTACTTTCATACACCTTTATTCCGTAATCTGTACTAGGTTTATCGTCTAAGTACAAAATTATTGGATCTCTATATTCCATAAATTCCATTTCTACACCTCCTTATACTGTTAATACATTTTTTCTTTTTAGGTAGAATGCTAAATCATTTGCTAGAGTTTCTATATCCTTATCATCGTTTATAGTTAGATTTTCTATATGTAGTAAACTAGCAAAATTACTTGTATTATTTTGTGTTGTTTGAGTTACAGCGCTAACGTTGCCACTTAAACCTCTAGCAGTTCCTACTAAATCCATTGTAGTTGCATTATTGTTCATAACACTAACTACGCTATTAGCTAGATTTTTAGCTTTTCCAAGCAAACTGTTTTCTTCTTGGTCTATTCCGACACCGATACCTTCTACTATGCCAACGCCAATTACATCTCGCATGATTTTAGAAGGTGAGTTTATCTTGAATCCTGCCTTAAATCCTTTCACAACTCCACTGGCAAAATTAGATATTTGACTTCTTAACCAACTTCCAGCTCCAGATATACCTCTCCATATACCTTGGACTATCTGCTTACCTATGCTTGCCATTTGTCCTGGGATAGACTTAACTCCACTCACTATTTTACTTTTAAAATCAGATGCAGCTTTTTGTCCTTTTGCCCCAAATTGTGATGCAAAGCTAGTTGCTTTCGATATACAGCTAGATAAAAACGACCACACTCGGCCAGGTAATGCTGACAATGTACTTCCAATTCTACTTACAAATTGACTTCCAGCTTGCTGTGCTTTCGCAATCATTTGCGATGCCCATGTAGTAGCCTTACTGTAAGTATTGCTTAGGAAATTCCATACTCGACCTGGTAATTGTTGAAACCAGTTTATTGTATCACTTATAAATCGGCTACCAGTTTCTTGTGCTTTCGATAACATATTGCTTCCCCATTGAGCTGCTTTATTATAAGTATCTGTAAGCCATTGGCCCACTCGAGAAGGTAATTGAGAAAACCAATTTGCTATAGCTTCTATCCATAGAGGTATATTTGTAGCAAAATAGTTATATGTATTAATTCCCCAACTAGTTATAACTCCTAATACAAATCCTAATATGTAGCCTATCTTTTCAGGTAAACCACTTAACCAAGTTCCTATTGATGTTATTAAGTTGCTAATCCAAATGGATACACTGTTGTATGTGTTACTTGCCCATAGTTCTATAGATTGCCATAACTCTTGAGCTTTTTCCATTGCTGTTACTTTTATTTGTTCCCATAGTTCTGATATTTTACTTTGAATTTGAGGAATTATTTCCATAGCTTTACCCAATAAGAATTGACCTAATTTCCCTATTTCTTCACCTATTACCTCTAATATTCCGACAAATAATTCTCTAATTGCTACAACTATCTGAGGCAATGCTTGTATTATTGCTTGTCCTAATGCTATTACAAGTTGAATACCAGCTTCTATAATTAGTGGTAAATTTTCTAATATGCATCTAGCAATTTCAATAACTAATTTTACTGCAGCTTCTAGTAATGTTGGTAAATTTTCTACTAATGCAACTGCTAGAGTTGTTATAATCTGTGCTGCAGCTTCTATTATTAGTGGTAAATTTTCTAATATGATGTTAACTATAGAACTTAGTGTATTTGTTATTATATCAACTATAGCTGGTAGATTTTGACTTATGCCATTTACAAGTGCAGTTATAATGTATACTCCTGCTTCAATTACTTTTGGCAGGTTTTCGGCTATGATGTTTATTACTGTAGATACAACATTTACTATAGTTTCAATTAATGTCGGTAATGCTTGCGCTATACCTTGCATAATCATTTCAAGCAGTTTAAATCCAGCATCTAAAAATAATTTTACGTTATTACTCCACATTTTTAGCCATGCTTGGATTAATTGTCCTGCTGTTTCTATTAATTTCGGTGCTACTTTCAAGATTCCAGCTACTAAGTTTGATATTATTTCGCTTGCTTTTGACTGTAAAGCTGGTAAATTCTGATTAATCCCTTGAGCCAGGTTGCTAGCTATACTTTTACCGCTTTCTAGCCATTGAGGTAATGATGATTTTACCTTATCTAATCCACTTTTAAATGTATCTGCAAATTGATCTATAACTCCTTTTATGCCACCTTTTTTATATGCATTTGGAATAGTTTCTGTAAAATACTTTTCAAGTGTACCAAATACATCCTTTGCCTTTTCTTTTACCGATTGCCAGGCATTATTTACAGTAGTCCTAAATGTTTCATTTGTTTTGTAAAGATGTATAAGTCCAGCAGTTACCGCTGCAATTGGTATAGCGAATGCGAAAAAGGTTGATGTAGCAGTCCCTATCATTGTGACAACTCCACCAATCATGGTCCAAGCACCATTGAGGGCAACCATCCAACCATTCCATAATCCAGCACCCATAGAAAGAGGTAATAACAATAATGTCATTGCTGGTGCTAACAAGGCAACTACACTAGCTACTTTTGCGATTATTGGATGTGCCTCATTGAATTTTGCAACCCAGTCAGCTATAACACCAACAACTTTCATGCCTACTTCTAAAACTTGCCCTGCAGTTTCTATCAAAGGTTCGAATGCTTTTGCTAATTTGTTTTTTGTAGTATCCCATAGCTTTTGCAATCCTTCATCTGCTTGCATAGCTGCACTAAATAAAGTTCCATATGCGGTAATTGCAGCAACTCCTACAATTGGAATTGCAAGTCCAAGATTGGCAGTACCAGTAGTCAAACTTCTCATTAACAATCCGTATCTCGTCATATCTCCTTGTGCAAGTCTTACTGCTACTTTCTGAGCTGAATATCTCTTTATAACTCCTTCAACTCTACCACCTAACGTTCTATATCCTGCAGATAGACGATTTAGTGGTGAAACTCCTAAATTCATCGCTTCACTTAATAATCGGAATTGTCCTGGAGTTGATGCTGGCAATAACATTTCTGGTCTAATTCCATGTGCCTGTAAACCTTGCATACGTTGTGTAAGAATTTGAGTTTGGTCTCCCATTAAACTAGTCATTCTCGCATTAAGTCGTATACTATTAGCTTGTCTTTGAAGTTGCCCCTCTGTAAGTCCTAATTGACTTCTCATGTAGACTTGCCTAAATGTATTATCATCTAGACTTAATGCAAATTCTGTCATCGCATTTCTTGCTTGCATAGCTTCTCTAGAATAACTTCCGTAAGTTCTCGATGCTCTTCTTTGTTCATTTCTAAGTCTATACATTTCTTGATAGGCCTCTCGTGTGGCTTGTGGCACTTCTCCACCAAGTTGATATTCTAATCTCTGCATTTGCCTTTCGAATCTCTGTGCTTCTCGAGTTGTTCTACTGAATTCATCTCTTGTTCTAGATGTCGAACTTGCAATATCATCAAAAGCATCACTCGTACTACTACTTACCTGTCTAACACCATCAAAAGCACTTCTAGCTCTGCTGGCTGAATCACTCGTGTTTCGTAATGCATCACTTGCTCCATTTGTAGCTTGTTGTGTATTTCTTAACGTATCACCCATAGAATTAGAACTATTTTCAAACTCCCTTAAACTCTCTCTAGCATCATCTAATGCATTATTCCAGTTATGAATATCAAGATTTAAATAGCCTGTTGCAGTTCCTAAGTTTGTATCCGGCATTATTTACCCTCCTTTCTTTGTTTTTTCCATGCTTCTGATATAAATGTTTTTTTCTTTCCTGTTTCTTGGTCTATTAGATCTTCACTCCATCGTGGCTTTTTCTTTTCTTCAAGTTGGCTTGATATATACATACAGGCTTCATCGAAACAAAAAGCCACGTATTCATCTTTTATTCTTGCTATTTCACTTGGTAATCTTCTATATTTCTCCGACTGATTGATTATCCTCAATACGTTCTTGCTCTTTACGAAAGCTTTTTAAACCATCAATCCCAGCTTGAACATAAGTAAGAATTGTTGTTTTCATTTCTAGCGGTAATGTTAAACCTATTTCTTTTATTTCCTTATAACTTGGATTTGCTAATGTTTCTTCACATAAAAACTCTAATAATTCCCCTAATTGTTTTAGTGCTGTAACATCTCCATCTATAGTAGCTTTATTTACAGTTTCAGTTTTCCCGTTAAATACTTCTGCTGCTTCTTGTAAAAGAGTATTAGGTATTTTGCCTTCTGTTATAAAAGCTAACATATCTGGTCTTTTTAACTCGGCTATGAGTTCTGTCCCGTCTTCAAATTTACCTAAACTTACTATTTGAGTTTGTTTTACTTGTTTTAATTTGTCTAAGCTTGTTACTTGTAAATTTTCCATTATATCTATTTCCTTTCATAATAAAACCCCTCTAAAATTATTTAGAGGGGTCTATTTTATCTTCTATAGAGATATTCATTTCATCATTTATAACATTTTCTTGAATATTATTTGTTCATTCTGATACTGTATCATTTGGTAGAGCAGTTACCTTTTCTATTGTATAAGGTGCAGTCCCTTTCTCTGGTCTTGACTGGATAGTGTATTCATTTGAATAATATTCACCATCCTTAAAAGATAGAGGTACTGATTTTCCTTTACAACTTGGGAATGTTACTTTTGAAAAGTTTCCAGTATCCCCATCTGTTCCTACTTCTGCGGAATAAACTTCAACATCAAATGCTATTTTTGATGCATTTTGTCCTACTGGCGGTGCTGTATATTTTTTGAAAGTGTTTCCATCTGTATCGTATTCGATAGTACCTCCCTGAATAACTTTAAGAAGTTCAGGACACATTACATTGTCTTTGCAAGTCAAGTCATAACCAAGTACAGTATCTTTAGCTTCTCTATTTGCATATATTTCACCTTTTAATTTTAGCGTTTGCTCTTCACCTTCTGAAACCACTTCTTCTGTTGAAATCTCATCAGAAGTTTTGAAGCTAAAAATATCAGTTTCAGTTACAACTCTAACCAATGACACATCTGATAGTGGCATTTGATTTATTTTTTTTACTGTAGCTGTCATATTTATCTACCTCCTTCTCTATATACATATCTAAAATACGAAAGCTTTGTATAATACGCTTTCATATCGTTATCAATTTCTATTGCATACTTGTCATAATTCTTTCTTAGTTTTCCGAATTTTTTTATCGTATTTTCAACTTGTTTTATATAAGTTTCAACTTTTGAGTATTCATTAAAAGGATAAAATACCCATAGTTCTATGCTTTCCTTTTTTAAGTTTTTACTACTTGAAGTATCTTCTGTTCCAGCTTCATAAATCAATACATATGGCTCTGTGCAAATTTTATCTTGTTGGCCAAGTGAGTACACTTTTAATCCACCAGTTCTAAGAAATCTATATAAATCTTGAAACATTAGCATCACCTACCTTAGAAGTATGCTTAATCCAGCCATAACCTGTGGACCTATTTCATTTATTGTTGGCATTATAATTGGATAAGGTTTTGTCCCTGGATGATTTACTCGTTTAACTGGATGACTAGCCCCTTGCCAATACAACCAAGGATTTCCAGTTATAACGTGTGGCGATGTTCCTTTTTCTAGATATATCCCATAATTAACTCCATGCGACAATGCAATACTTAATAAATTCTCATTTTTCCATTCCCATGATGCATTAAGTCTATTTCTAGCATCGTGAGTTCTATTGGTCCAAGGTTTATTTCTTCTTGCATTATTTTGGAGTTTTAGAGCTGAGCTATTAGCATATATTTCTAGTGCTGCTTTTGTCCTATTTCTCTTTTGTTCTAGCATATCTGTTAACTCGTCTATATTCATGTTGAAATTACTCATTGTAACTCACCTCTTGTAATCTCATATCCATATAAATATCCATTTTATTTACGTTTCCAATATCTTTAATTTGATATTTATAGCCATTTATATATATATAGTCATCTTTCTGTATAAGCTTCGCAGTCTCATCGTATACAACTAAAAAATATATACTTTTTTCTTTTATTACCTCTGCTTTATTTTGCAATGTTATACTTTGGCCATACTGATTATTTGATTCATGATATAAGCCTTCTATTTCACATACTAATTCAAGTAAGTCTGACTTTTCTCCAAAATCATTTGTGTAAGCTCGCTTAACCACTCCTAAAGAAGGGAGCTTTTTTATTGCTTTTTCAACTTTCGATTTGATTTTTTCTTTATTTATCATAAGATCTTACTTCCGTTCGGTCTGTATTTTTTAGCAAGCCTTAACCAGTATTCTTTATTGTTCGGCAAGCTTAATCCCCCTGGTAAGGCAATACTATCATCTTCTGCTTTGGCTAGAAGGCATTCATAAGCAGTTTTATTTATGTCATAGTTATTTTTTTCTGCATAAAATCTTAATTGTTCATCACTAAAAAAGGGAGAATCTTTCTCCCTTAAAATCAGCTTTAGCATTTCTAAATCATCCATTTTGAATCACCTATTTTTTAGATTTAAATTTAGCTAAAACAACTTTAGCTGCATTTGATAAGACTGCAGTATAGTGTTTGTCAGCAGATATATCAGTTTTTCTTGCTAAAGATACTCTATCTGTTTCTACATTTGTATCTCTTTTTAAATATACAGTTAAAGCAGCAGTATCTTCTTCTGTTTCAGCATCATTATTAAGTTTTATAATTGGATTAAAGTATACTGGAGTAGTTGATTTTAATACAAAATCACCTTCTTTTGCATTTGGCAATGTAGCTTGTATTGTTGCCAAGTTTCCAGATGCTACTTGTACTGCACTATTTGTTCCACTTTCACAGAAAGAGTACCACTCATCTACTAATTTAGCTTTTTTAGTTGCTACAATTCTACAATTAGCTATTTTACCTATTTCTCCATTCATAACTACTTGACCAGTATATTTGTCAGCAGATATAAAGTTGCTATCTTTTCTTAATTGTGTAACCTGTTTAGGGTTTACAAACATAGCTTTTTCTGTATTCAATTCTTCATCAAATACATCTACTGCATCAACTATTCCGTCATAATTTATAGTTCCGCTTGAACCATCATAAATTAATTGCGCATTAAATAAAGCATCTATTGCATCATTATCTACTTTAGAAGCTATTGATTTTGCTATTTGATTATTTGTTTCTCCTACAGGATTGCCATAACCACTTAACACAGCTTCATCTGTAAGTTCTACTGCCTTCATTGCTTTTTTTACTGTAGCAGTTGTTGAAGTAGTAGTTAATTTTACTGTTTCTGCTGCAACACCTTCTGCTACATCTACTGCATCTCCTATATCATTTACATTCATACAAGGTCGTTAATCTTGTATCGTTCTCTTATGAACTGCTATATATTACTATATAGATTAGACTATATCATCAACTCCTTGAGTTGCCCTCCATTTCCACCCACTTGGGTGTACGCCTTTCGGCTAGTCGTTGAACGTTATTCATTAAATATAAATTTATCTAATTCCTTGATAATTCTATCATTTCTTAACCACCAATAAGGTATTCTTAATAAAGGAATATTATTATCTTTGCAAAATTTATTTTTTATTTCATCATGTATTTTTACTTTTGGAGTTCGATATTTAGAAGATTTTTCGCCAAAATGTTGGCTACCATCAAATTCAATTAGCTTTAATTGCCCTTTTATATTAACCATAAAATCGAAAGGTAATTCTAGCACATCTCTACATTCTTTAAATCTATACTGAGGTTTAAAATCTATTTTATTTTCTTCTAAATATTTACTTATAAATAATTCTCCTTTTGACATTATGCATTTAGGACATCTTATATCTCTCATTAAATCTTTTGGTATTACTTCCCATTCATAACCGCATTTATGTCTTACTAATATAGGAGTTTTGTTATTTATATATTCTCCTATTATTTCATATTCTTCAGGATATTTATGATTTATTTGTTCAATAAATTTATTAGTATCTTTAAACCCATGGCATACAGGGCATCCAGCACCTCTTAAAATATTGCCAGGTAACGCACTATATACATGGTTACACTTTTTATTCAATACTTCTATTTTATACTTTACTCCTTTATACTCACTAATAACTTCTATATAGTTAATGTTGTTTTTAGTTAAGTCTTTTTTAAATTGTTCTGTTGTTTTAGTTTTAGATTTAGCTATTCTTTTACCAGCGCATTTAGCACATCTTTGCCCAGCTAATATCTTAGAAGGTGCTTTATACCCTTCGTGTCCGCATTCTTTAAACTTAACTAATATTTTATCTCTGTTTGTCTTGTATTCACCTAAAATTTCTATAGAGTCTCCAAATTTGTCATATACTTCATTTTTAAATTCTTCTGTAGTTTTTCTCTTTGACATATTATCACCTCTATTTATAGTTTATCATAAATTTGACAATATATCAATAAATAGGAATTGTTATATATTTAATGAATCTTCGCTGCTGATTGTCCTAAAGTGAGATGAACTCTTTAGGAGTTTCCAGCAATTAAAAGGGTTTGCAATACATATCACTATGTAAAGGCGCATATTTTTACGCATATTGTGGAACTGTTATAGTATTTCCTGGTTGCCCTACTAATGTAGTATCTATTTTAGCAAATGGTGTAACCACTAATTTTTTTTCTATTTTGGCTGAAATCATATCTGCCATTACTTCTGGATTTATTAAATCTGCAATTTTTGTTGTTGACATATTATCACCTTCCTATTATTTTAATTGATCATACAGTTCTTTATTAGAATTGAATAAATCTACTCTTTCTTTATAAGTCATTTTATTAAATTGTTCTTTTGTTATTGCTCCATCGCCAACTCTTGGATGATTGCCTGTTCCACCAGTATTACCTGGAGCTGGATTTGATGTATCAAATAAATATCCATCGCTTTCCTTCAATGCAGTTAATTGTCCTTCTAAGCCTTCTAATTTACCTTCATTAAATTTTATATTATCTAAATCTAGTAAAGCTTTTAAAGCCTTAGCATTCTTACATTTATTGTCTTTTAATGCACTGTCTAATGCATAATTAAAATCCTTTTGTGCTGATTCTTTTTTCAGATTTTCTATTGTAGCTTCATGATCTTGTATTGTTTGTTGCAATGCTTCATTGTCTTTATTATTTTTCTTCAACTCTGTTATAGTTGTATTTGCAGCTTTTATTTGTTCATCTAAATCAGCTTTTTGGCCTTTTAATTTCGTATATCGTTCGTCTGCATTTTCTAAAGATGTAGTATATATTTTTTCTTCTTTCATCTTTGCAGTAATGTTATTTATTTGTTCATCTGTTAAGCTTTGTGCTTTTAATATCTCTTTAAATTCCATATTTCCTCCTATATTTACACTTTTTACAAGTCCGTTTCTTGAATATAGTTTTTAGTTTATTCTTTTACGTCTACAAACTAAAAAAAGACATAAAAATAAGGCTTTACAGCCATTTACATCTTTTCTTATACTTCTTATAGTATTTTTCATAGTAAGTTGATTTCTCACCTAACATTGCTAAGTCAAATAAGATGCTTGGACTTGTAACCCAGCCCATTTTTACCCCTATTTTAAACAATAAATCTCTCATATTTTAACCTTCCATGCTTCAAACCATTTATCAAGCTTTTCATTTTTATCACCATTAACCCAGCCTTTTAACTCTCTAGCTATATCTTCTAAATCATCTTCTATGACTGGTAATAGTGTACATCTGCCAAGTGGATGGTCTAAAGGTACTTTATTTTTATCAAATTTCTTTCCGTTTCGTTCTTTACATAAATCGCATACATTATCGTCTGTTCCGCTTAGCCATTCAACTTTTTCTACAAATGGATTATGCTTAGCACTTTGCCTTGTTGCTTCTTGGTATGCATGATTTATATATGTATTTGCTAATCTATATGAGTTAAATTCAACCTTGTTTTTACTTTTAGGATGAATAGTAAACTTTTCGTATTCCTTTAAATAATCTGGATTACAATAAACCTCTAAGTCTTTAGCTATATCTTTACTGTTTTTACCAGTAATAAAACCATCTGTAAGTATATCGTTTATAGTCTTTACAGTCTTTTTACGATTACTCCAAAGTCTGTCAGAAAGTTTTATGTTATCTCCATACATTTTGCCTGTAATAACATTGTCTAAAACTTGCTTATTCACTTTGCTAAACATATCTTCAAAGCTACTAGATAGAGGTTTACATAAATCACTGTAAAACTCTACTTGGCTTTGTGTATAGCCTTCTACTGTGTTTACAATAGCCTTTTCTATATCTTTATTAAGTCTTTTATTAAGCTTCTTATATTCTTTTTCTAGATACTTAGCAGTTTGTCTTAAATAGTCATATGTCATCGTATCTGGATTAACTAGAGCTAATCTTTTAATCAAATTATTCGCTACTCTCTTATATGCTTTTTTTATTTCTCTAGTCATCTCTTTTTCAGTTTTATTCTTTTGTTTAAAAAAATTATTCAACTGGATCACTCATTCCAGATACATAACTTTCTTCTAACATTTCTCTTTCTAATGCTATTTGTTTTATTTCAGCATCAGCCACATCATCTGTAACACCTTGCCATTTCTTGATGAATGTTTTTCTAGACATAGCCTGTGCATTTACTTGTTGCAAGTCTAATGTCTTTTCTTCGTCTTCATCTTCCTGTAAAGGATAGTTATTTTCTACTGTAACAGTATAATCAAGTTGCGGTAATTTTTCTATTTGATATACTTCTGTAATTTCAAGTATTGCTCTTATTAACCACTCTAAAGCTGGTCGCCATGCCATCATCTTCTCTTCACATCTAGTAATAAGTTGCCAATACAATGCCTTCATAGTTTTACCTGATGTCATCATACCTTTTAGCTCGTCATTTGATAGCATTGGTATATTTAGCATCTCATACATATCTGACTTGATACGTTTTAGAGAGTTTTCTATCTTGTCTCCATAACCAAAGTCTGTCGGTATTGTACCTAGTGTAGCTTGTTTATTTTCTGCTGTAGGGTCTGTTGGTACGTCCCAAAATGCTCCAGGCTTTAGTTTAAATTTTTCAGATGCTTCAGGGTCTATGTCGACACCATAAATAATCCTATCCATACCTTTTCTAAGAGTGTCAACATCTTCACTTGATAGTCTATTGTATTGAATCTGATTATCTAGAAGCTCTTTTACATCAGATTCTCCGAACGGGTCTCCACTTAATCCGTCATTAATAATTACATAGCAAGGAATACCACTTAGTTGTAAGTCTACATCTACATTTATAGGCTCTATTAATATCCCATTACCATTGTAGATGCCTTCATTTAATATGCATCTTCCATCTATCATTTCATATTTTTGTTTCCATATTCTCTGTTTATCTTTTTCAACTTCCTTATTTGTCTGATAGAAGAATATTATCTTTTTAAGTTCGTTAGGATTTTTCTCGTCACTCTCGTAGATAAATTCCAAGCTAGGTAAAAACATTATCCTAATTTCTTTTGTATCTCGGTTAGCATATAATTTAATAGCAGCTCTTTTACCGATAAAGCAGTCTCTAGCACCTTTTACAAGCTTCTCTGAGAATAAATTATCTTTTAGTATCTTGCCTAAGTAAAGATTTATTTCTTCGGCTTTATCTTTGTCAACTTCTGTATCATTTTTAGGCTGAATGTATAACTCTGGAGTCTTACCGAATAAAAATCTAGATTCTTCTTTTATAAGCTTCTTAATCAGATTTGTTCTTTTTTCTGTCTGTGTATAGTCTTTTTCTTCTGACTTGTCAATGAAATTTTCTCGACCTTCATATATGTCATACAGCCTTAATATATCGTTCATTTCTTGTAATACTGCCGAGCCATACAATCCAGTAAGTTCAGCAGCAACAAACTCTTGATAACTATTAAGCATCTTACATCCTCCTTTCTATCTACTGTGATAATGTCTTTTATAATCTGCAACCTCATAACCATCTAATGCATACCAAATAGCACTCAAAGTATGAGGGTCTATATTAAATTCATCATATATATTCTCACCTTTTTCATTTTGCTTATATGTTAGATCCTTCAATTCTTTTTTTACATTAACACATTTAGTTGAGCAATATATATGCTTAAATCTTTTTACTTTTTTAGTATTTTGAAGCCTAGAGCCTTGATATTTTTTAGCCCCTATCATTTTAAAACCTTCTTGCTGATAAAATCTAATTGTCTTGGGCTCAGCGCTATCTGCTCTTATTAACTCTTTATTTACTCTAAATTCATCTATTTCTTTAGCAGTCTTATCATCTGTCATATGATTTTTATAATATTCCCAGTAAATATACAAATCTTTATTCACATCATCTATAGCAATTCTAACTAATGCATTGTATGAAGTTTCAAATCCAAAGTCCATACCAGCTCTATAAAATCTAGAAGGTATAGAACCTACTTTGGCCATAACTAAATCGTGGTCCATCATTTCAAATTGCGGTAATACTTTAGTACCATTTATACCAAATCTACCTTGTCTAGCTACTCTATATAAATCTGGGTCATATTCTTTCATGTTATCAAGCTCTTTTATATAGTCCTGAGGTAGAAAATAATTGTCATCACAAATGGAATGATGATAGTATGTATTATTTGTCTTGATAATTCTTTCGATATAAAGTTTTTCATCATCAAGTATTTTCTTATTATTTTCTTCATCAATAAAAAAATGCTTATAAGTCCAGTTAGCCTTTTCTATAGGGTTTTCACTAAGTATAATGTGATTACTGAGTGTAGGATGTCTTAAACGTCCTAAAAGTTCTTTAAAGCCCTCATATTTAACCTCGGAACATTCCTCAACCCATATAATAGATACACCATTGATAGATTTTAATTTAGCTGGTTTATCCATACCTTTAAAAATTATCTTGCTTCCATTAGGATATGTTACTTGCATTGGCGATGTCTTAAATTTAAGCATATCGTATATCCCCATATCTACTGCTACATCTTGTAAAAGTGAAAAGCAGCTATCTCGTATAGTGTCATATACTTCCCTTACAACTAATGCTAATCTCTTTTCTTGTAATAATTTTAGATGCAGCTTTTGGACCACATGATAACTTTTAGAGCTACCATAACCACCAACAAGAAAATAAAATTTATAGTTCCAATCTAAAACAAAATCTTCAAAGTGATCATTGCAAGTTATGTTAATTTCCATTTTTCTCGCTTGCTTTCTGAATTGTTATTGTTAGATTTTTATCTTCTGATTCATGCTTGTCATATATTCCTAGATGTTTACCGAGTAAATCTAATGCTTTTAGCTTGTCGCATAGTTTTATTTCCCTTTCTGTTATTTCTCCATCTTCTGTTGGTATGTTTTTTATTTTTACACTTGCTATAGCAGCTAAATCTTCTTCCTTGGCATCGCCTTTTACTGTAGCTTCGTCAAAATTTATGACATCTCCAGGATTAACAAATGCTATCTTTGCCAATTCCCTTAAAACTCTATCTTGATTAATACCTGTCCTTCGACTTCTTTCCGCTATAGCTCTATCTATTTCATTTCTAGTTTTTTCTAGCAGTTCATGTCCTATTTTACCTGCATTTTTAGGACTGTATCCAGCACGAATTGCTGCTTGAGTAGCATTAAGGTCTATTAAGTATTCTTCTACAAACTTCTTTTGTTTAGCTGTCAATTTCGCCATTAATACCACTCCTTTCTAATTCTAATAATTTATTTCTATATCTATTATCATTTGTTAATCTAATAAGACTTTCTATATCTCTTTTACTTAGCTTATTGTCTATCTCTCTTTTTATAGCCATAATAACCAGTATCTTAGCTTTATAAAAATTATTTACATGTGTATGTCCGTTTTCAAATTTCTTGTTTGTGTTATGAATAACATATCCATAATCACATCTATAGATTGAATACTCTTTTCTTTGAAATATTTTTCTACTCATTTAGATCAACTCTTTCTTTACACGACAAAAGAGCCCTTCATGGGCTCCTTTTCAAATTGAGTATGAGATTAAAATCTGTTTCTGTTGTTGTATGATAGTAATTACAATTAGCAAGTTGTAGGATTCGAACCTACATCGTTGGGGGCGATTTCCATTACTTGCACGTTGCTGAGGTTTCACCCTCAGCCATTTCCTGTCATAACTAAGTTGTTAATTATATACTTAATACTTAAGGAGGATGCATAACTATGCATCAAAGAAAAAACCAATGTTTTTAAAAAAACTGTAGCAATTATACTAGTCAAATAGGTTACCAGGCTATCTGACATTCAATAAGAGTTCGTAAAGAAA